CCCGTGGGGCGGAAAGAATGGGCCCGGTGGTCAACTGGTCCGGGGCCCCGGTAAGAACATTCGAAGCGGTAACGCTCATGATGGTTTGCCCCTTTCAAGGCGTGAGTAACTACGCCCGGACGATTTGTCCGCGCATGGACACCGCGAAAGTTGCGGAGTATCGGGCCCGGGACGTGACCGGGTCCGAGTCTTTGTAAGGGAGCGAGAGGACCCGAACGTTGGTGCATACGGTTTCCCCCATGTACCCCAGCCGTTCCGCGGCCCGGATAAGGCCGGCGCAACGCCGGGCAATATCGGAGGCCCGGACGTCATCCCCCGGGTCACGTCCCCACGCCGTAATGGTTAGCTGGACGTCATCCACGGCGACGTCCCGCGGGACGCCTCCGGTTAGCCGGACCGTGACGGCCTCCGCCGGCGGTTCGTACTCCGGGGACGCGGCGTCCATGGCCCCCACCACGGCCACCGTTTCGAACCCTGGTTGCTGGCCCAACAGGTTGCGGAGGTACAGGATAAGGACGGTTTCCCCGTCCGCGGGTTCCACGATTTCAACCACGGCCCGCCCCCAATGCCCGGGTTAGGACTTTGTCCGTGGCCTCCGCCTTTGCCGCCTCCCAAGTCTCCGTGGCCACCGTGGCCCGGACACGGTTAGCCCCGGTGGACACCTCCACCCCGAACCCGGGGCCGGCGGCGGATGCCATGGCGTTGGCCCGCCGGGTGACGTCCGCCCGGGCCTCCGCGGACCGGAGTATCTTACGAAAGCCGGCGGTTTTGAAAACCAGCTTTGTGACCTTGCCGCCTACGTCCACGGGCCTAGCCTTTCCAGTCGATGAGCAGGACTAAAACGTGGTCCAAGGCCCCGGTGGGCGAACGGTGCCGGGCGGGTTCACCGTCCACGGCGTACCGCCGGCCCTCCCATTCCACGGCGTCCGTGGCTTGGACGTCGGTTCCCGGAGGGGCGAACCATGACCACCGGACGGCCACCGCGCCGGCCCTGTTCTCCAGGACCTCTTGGGAGGCCCCGGGCTGGAGTAGGGAACCGGCAACGGTGGTCCGTTCGGCGTCCTCCCCGTAGTCCGGACGCCGGGTTCCCCGGGCGTCCGTTATCCACGTAGGACGGATTAGGACGGGCGCGTCATTGGCGAAAGATGGAAGCATGCCGGCCCCCCTAAATCTTGAAAGCGGCCAGGACGTCTAGGTCCCGCTGGAGTAGGGAAAGGCCACCGGACACCCCGGGGGCGGTGGTGGCCCACGCCACGGATACCGTCCCGGCTTGCTCCCGGGTGGCCCCCATCGGGGACGCCAGGGCGTTGGCCGTAACCTGTTTCACGATTTGGGCCACGTCCGGGACGTCCGCCAGGTCAAAGCCGTGGCGGACCCGGACGGACACCGCGCCAAAGCGGTTGGTCCATCCGTAGGCGTCCCGCCGGGACACCATGCCATGGCGGGAAAAGTCCAGGGTGGACACGTCCACGTCCGTGCCGGCGTCCGTCGCGGTGAGGATTTCCAGGAGCCGGCCCGTTGGCAAAAGCAGGAGCTGGCCCCCCGGGCCGTCGCCGGTAAGGGTTTCCTCCAGGACGGGGGCAATATGCCACCGTGCCCAGCGGCGAATCCCGGCGGACGCCCCGGCAAGCAACGGGGCCACCCGGGGGTCCTCCGCGGAAACCTTGCCACCGGTCCACGCGGCGAATTCCTCCGGGGTGACCAGGGGCGGGAGGCGGAACGCGTCCTCCACCGGTTCTATAACTTGAGTTGTCACGGGGCCCGCCTCCGTTCCCGGTTAGTCGCTTTTGGTGGGCGTGGTGGTGGCGGTCCGGGACTTATTGAGCGGTGCCGGCGCGGCCTTGGTGGTGGCCGGCTTGGCCTTGGGTGCCGGCGGCTTGGCCGGCTTGGCTCCCACCAGGTCCGCGGAGGTGAGGCCCCGGGCCTTGGCGTCCGCGTCCGAAAGCCGCAAGGTTGCGGTGGTTCCATTGGCGGTTACGTTGTATGTTTTTAGGCCCATGGCGGGGCCCCCTTTCCGGGTAGGTGGACGCGGGGCCCCGCCCCAGCAAACGGGGCCCCGCGTCCGGTCAATGGGTGACTACGCCCGGACGTCCACGTCCACGAACGCCGTGGGACGAACCACGCCGAACGCCACGCGTTCCTCCGCGAGAATGGCCACCATGTTGCGGATGAAAAAATCCGCGTGGGAATCGGTCATGGTGACCGTGGTTTCCTCACGGTCCCAAAGGACCGCCTTGGAGAAGTCACCAAGCAGACCCCGCCCGGCGGTAATGGCTTCCGATTCGATGACCGGGACGCCCCAAAGGGTCCGCGGGCCAAGGGCGAACGGGCCGGCCCCAAGGAACTGGCCCGAGTTGGTGCCCTCCCGGGCCAAGTCGATGGTTTCCACGTCCTCCGGGTGGAGGGCGATAGCGTTAGGAACCACGCGGCCAATGGTCCGGGCCTTGGTGAGGGCCTTACGGACGGTCACGAAAATGTTGGAGTCAAACGATTGGGTCTGAATTCCGGAGGTTTCCAGGATGCCCTCCAGGTTCTCCCCGTCGCCGTCGCCCAAAAGGATCTGGTTTTCCTCCGCCTCCGCAATGTCCGCCCGGAGCTCATCGTTAATGAGTCCCTCCAGTTGGGCGGCGTCGGCCAGGGCCCGCTTGGTAGCCGGCACCCATTCGGCAATCGTTTTGACCGTGGCCGTTTTGCGCTCAAAGGCCCATGAGCCCTCCGGCTTATAGCCGCCACCCGCGGCGTTGACCAGGGGCCCGGCTTCCGCCCCGGATTCCGGCGCGGCGGACGTGGTGGCCTCCGCAACCGGCGCGGCGTTATTCGTGTGGGCCGTCTGGACCACATATTCCACCGTGTCCGAACCGGTACGCCGAACGCTAATGACGTCCCGGAGGGTAAGGGGCCGGCGTCCCAGGGCCTCCAAAATGCCGGTCTGTTCCGGGGTGACGAACGCGCCGGCGGAGGTGCCCGAATCGCCGGTAAACAGGCCCTTTACGGAAATGGGGTCCGTCTGGAAACGGGCCTTTTCGGGGACGCGGGAACCAAACGGGGCCATTGCGGCCTTGAATTCCGCGGACCCTACCACCTGTAGGCCAAGGGACTTGACCCGGGCCAGGGTGGACTCCGAACCCTTGAGGGCTTCCACGTCCGCCACGGCGGACTCCCCGATTTCCGCGGCCAGGGCGCGGGCCTCATCCATGACCGCGGCGTCCGCCTTGGCCACCTTGAGGGATTCCAGGCGGTCCTTTGCCTCACCCATGGCCTTGCGGTAATCCGCTTCCTCATCGGAGGTCATGGAGCGGTTTTCCGCGTCGGCCTTTTCCGCGATTTCGCGGGCCCGCTTTGCGGCGGCGGCGGCGGCTTCCTGTAGTGCCTTAATCTTGCTCATTGGAGTATGCCCTTTCGTTTTTGGCATGAAAAAACCGCCGGGCATGGTGCCAAGCGGTTGGGGTTGGTGTTGCTATTCGGTTATGCGTTCGCCGCCAGTTCGGCGTCCAACGCTTCCCATGCCAAGAATCGAGCGGACGGGCTTAGCGTTGGTTCCTTGGGCTTGACGGCCTCGCCGCCCTCGCCCTTGACCTCCGCGTTACCGCTGGCCTTTTCTTGATCTGTCACCACCTCCGCGGCACTTAGTACCGCGTCGATGGAATCCCGCGCCGCCCGCAACGAATCAACGTGCTTTGACGACAAAACCCGGCCCTCTTTGACGCCGCCGGCCAGGGCCTCCACCAGCCCCTTGACCGCCAGGATTTCGGTTTCCTGGTTGGCCCCAATCGTGACTAGGGACACCTCATATACCTTGACCTCGTGGAGCTCATAGACGTCCTGCCCCTCAAGCTGGCCCCAGGTGCCTTTGATGACGTCATAGGCAAAGGACATTTGGGAAATGCGCTTGCCCTTGAGCATCCGGTGGATATGGGCCCCCTTGGGGGACTCAAGGTCCAGTTGGGCCAGGACCCGGAGTCCGCGTTCGTCCTCCGTGGCCTCAATGACGTGGCCAATGTTGTAGTCCGGGTCCATCATGTTGTGGCCGAACAGGACCGGCAGGAAATTGCCCGATTCGGCCCATTCCTTAAGGGTGTTCGCAAAGGCACCCGGCTGGACCACGTCCCCGTAACTATCGACATTGCCAAAGATGGAGGCGTAAGCCTCAAATTGGCCGTCCTCCAGGCCAGCCTCCGGACCTGCCTTAAGCAGGACGTTGGCGTTTTTTACTCTCACGGCGTTACCCTCCATTCGTTAGTCATCGGACGCCGGGTTTATTTCCACGGTGCATTCGCAACCGGCCACCTCATCCGCGCCCTTGGCCGGGTCCCCTGGCCACTTGAGGCCGTTAGAGAACTTTTCGTCCAGGTCCACGGTTTCCCCGTCCATGCGGGCGTGGGATTTGCGGGGGTTGGATGACCGCGTCCGCCATGTTTTGGTGGCCTTGCCGGCCAACAGCTTGGAAGCGGCTTCCACGGCCACGAATGACCCCAGGGCCGATAGCGTGGCCTTGCCGGCGGCGGGTGCCCGTTGGGCCTCCGCCGTTTCGAACACCCGGGCCGGTCCCGGGGCGTCCTCCGATTCGTCCGCCAGGGCGTCCTCCAATTGCTTGCGGGTGGCCTCATTGACCCATTGGGCCCGGACCTCCGCAAAGGACTGGAGGAAAGCCAACGTATTGTCCACGTTGTAGTCCTCCGGGGCGAACCCAAAGGACGCCGCCAGGTCCCCGCCCATGGCCTCCGAAAGTTCCGCGGCCACCTCATACAGGTCCGCGGTTAGTTCCCGGTCCCATCGGTCCGCGTCCCACCAGGAGCCGCCGGCACCAATGGCGGACAAAACGCTGTCCCCCTGCCTCTTAAAAAACGCGTCATAGACCCCCACCACTTTGGCCATGGCCTCCGCGTCCGGTTCCCCGTCCGCCTTGGTCCGGGCCGGGTGGACCGCTTTGTGGCCCCGGCCCGGCCCGTCAAGCTGGCCGGTGTCCGGTGCCGAATCTTGCGGGGATGCTTGCCCGCCCTCAATGACGTTGAGAGGGATTATCAATTCGTCCCCGCCCTCAATGGCCGGCAGGTTCGAAAGTGCCCGGGCCTCATTGCGGGTCATCCACGGACCGCCCACGGATGCTTGGATTTGGTTAGCCTGTTCCTCAAACGAACCCCGGAGCTTTTCCGCCAGGTTGAACTCCAGGTAAGTGCCGTCCGCGTCCGGGAAATCCGGGAGCAACTGGAGGGCCAGTTCCTCCGCAATCATGGAAAGCCACGGCCCCAGGGTGTCTTGGTAAAGGTGTTTGTGTTGCTCCCGGACGTTCGAAAAGGTGGCCGAATCCATGACCCCCACCATGGTGGGCGGGATGAAAAACGCCGCCGCCACTTCCTCCCGGGTTAGCTTGCGGACCTCCACATATTGGAGTTGTTCCGCCGTTTGGGAGGCGGCAACAAATTTCATCCCATCCTCTAAAATGGGCGTCCCGCCGGCTTGGGCCCCGGTGCCCGAATATTGCGAACGCCACGAATTCCGGAACCGGTCCGCGGCCCCCTCACTCCAGGCAGGGGCACCCACCGGGCGTTCCAGGTAGCCCGAAACCCGGGCCCCGTTCCGCATGGTGTTTTCCCGCATGCGGGACGCCTCATATTCTTCCGCCAGGACGGACCGCAAAGCCTCTATTGGCGGCTGGCCCCCCAGGTCCCCGTCCGGGGAGTAGCCCCGAAAATGGACTACGTCCTCCGCCTTGAAAGTCTTTTTGCCCTTGGTGCCCACGAATTCGAACGCTTCCGGCCAAAGCCAGGAATCCCCCTTGGGGGTGACCCGGGACGGCGGGAGCCGCAACAGGTAGGGCCGGCCCTTGCCTTTCATCTTGAGCCAATAGGCCCGGTCATAGATGCCGTAGTCCCGGACCAGGGCGTCAATGAGCCGGTAACGCGTGGTCCCCGGGTTGGGCTGGTTAATAAGCCGGATGAGGTCCGAGTCCGTGACCCGTTCCCGGTCCGTATCGGACACCCGGCGGAATTGGTGGAGGCCAAGGGAGGCAATGTTCCGCCCCAGGAAATCAACTACCGTCCGGACGGCCCCCTGTGACTTCCAAATGGCCGCATAGTCCGCGGTGTAGTCCGCGGCCAGCTTGAGCCGCGCCGCCGGCAGGGCGGTGGGCTTGGACAGACCTTGCAACGCCCCTTGAGTTACGACGAACGCCACGGCCTACACCCCCCGGTCTGTCAATGTTTGAATGAAATCAACGTCCGATTTTTGGACTACGGCCTCACCATCGACCGGCAGGGGGGCCACGCCGGCCTCCAGGGCGGTGGCTTGGCGGAGGAACAACAGGTCCCCCGCCTTGCGGACCAGGAGGCCGTCCAGGCCGCGCCCGGACTTGAGATTGATAACCACGCGCCGGGCAACCAGGGTCCGCCAGGAATAGGCCCAATCCATGACCAGCCGGACAATGGCCAGGACCGCGGCCAGGGCAACCAGGGACACCACCAAAATTTGCAATACCGCCACGGCGGGCCGTCCTTTCAAACCACCATTAGGGAGCCAGTTTCATAAGCCGATACGGGGACCACTTCCACCGGCTGGAGTACGTCCCACGCGGCCCCGGTAGCGGCCATGAGGGGGGCGGCTCCATACGGGGAGCCCTTACGGTTCCAGACCCACGCGTCCCCAAGGGGCTTGGTTACCGCGGTGCCG